TACAATGGTATATCATCATCGTAGACTTCTTTAGTCAATGATGGTATATCAACTGTTTGCACAAAATAAGATGTTGTGCTTTCATCTTTTGCTTTCGCAACGTCATTGAGTTTATCAGATATATTTAAAGCATCACTATAATTATCCATAACTAACTCAATTGTTATTAGTGGTTTAATGTGATTAAACCTTACCATTTTTAGTATTAGATTGGTTTGTGTCATTTGACCTCCTTCATATTTAACCAGTCATATCCCATTTTGATCTCTGTGTCAAGTGGAACATTAAAATTTATTCCATAATACTCTTTTAATGCAGGTATTACAGATGCTGTACCCTCGTCAAATATTTTACTCATTACAGCTTCTTCTCCAGGATAAACATCAGCCACAATAGAATCGTGAACTGTGTTAATAAGTAAACTCTTTACCTTTTGTTCTTTCATTAACTTATATATTTTTATACATGCTAATGGTACAATGTCAGCAGTTGCTAAACCTTGTACAGGATAATTTTTTATTTGCGTACCATAACTAGATCCACCCCAAGGCATACGTTCTGCATATGGAAACGCATACTCTCTACCTGTAGGTAATTTAATTCTTTTATAAGTTATGGCTTGAGTTTGTAATTCATCATGCCATTTAGTTATGTGTTTATATTTTTCTGCAAATGTTTTATAATATTTTTTTTCATCTTCTGTACCTGTTGTACCACCATATAAAGGTTTAAATGTATGTGCCTTTGCATCTTGTCTTGATACACCAATTACATCTGCAGTAAATTTATGTACATCTATTTTGTTTTTTATATCTGCCATACCTTGCTCATCTTGTGCAAGAAATACTGCAGTTCTAAACTCTAGTTGTGCAAAGTCTACTTCTATAATCTGCCCACCTTCAAATCTAGATTGTATAACTTTACGTATTGGGAATGTACCACCTCTAGGTTGGTTTTGAAAGTTAGGATCACGACTAGATAATCTACCTGTAGCTGTTACTGCTTGCAT